AGGGACTAAGGGACTAAGGGACTAAGGGACTAAGGGACTAAGGGACTAAGGGACTAAGGGACTAAGGGACTAAGGCCGATGACCGAAGTCCCGATGGCTCTAAAAGCCAACGGCTTAATAGGCCGACTGGATAACGTTCGAAGGGGTTATATTGTCTATATTCTCTACGGTCTTACGAAATCATCCCCCCCTTCGGGGGGGATTTAAGAAAGAGATTAAGAAAACCACAAAGTCCTGGGCGTCTGTACCCTTCAAACTCCGCGGCAACCGGGCTTTCGGCCATCTAGGAAAAAGAAACAGAATTTCTCTTCTTGAATCTCTATGGCCGACGGCCTTATGGGCTGGGTATGTGTTGACCCTCTATTCACGGAAGACAAATAAGGCCGCCATCATGAAACTCTTTCTGATTTTCCTTGCCGCCCAAACAACGGCTTTCGGGACAAAACCCCAGCGTAAAAGGGGTGAGTTAAACATTGAAATCGGTGAGGACTCGATGCTCTCATTGCTGGATGAGCTAGGAATATCTGTTAAAGGAGAAACTTCTACGCATTTCATAGCTTATTGCCCGTTCCATAACAATACCGATACCCCGGCTTTCAACATCGACAAACGTCTCGGGGTCTGGAGATGCTGGAATCCAGATTGTGGATCGTCCGGGACATTGGTAGCGCTAATCATGCGTATCGTTGGAGGTTCTGAAGCCAAAGCACGGAGGATGATCGTCCGGCATGCCAGAGGCAAGGTAAGGCCGTCACGACGGGTCGGATCCGGAGCTGACGACCTCAGCACTAATCCAATAGATGAAAAATCTCTACTGAGAAATCTCAGACGAGATATCTCGAACCTCACGTACCTCGTGGAGAGAGGGTTCACCGAAAAGACCATCCGCGACTTCGAGGTCGGCTGGGATGGCGAAGCGATCTGTGTGCCGGTGCGTGACGAGCGAGGACGACTGCTCGGACTCACGCGGAGGATTGTGGGTGGGAACGGGCCGAAGTATAAAGATAATGATTTACCGAAGAGTAAAACTTTGTTCAACATTGACAAAGTCATTGATTCTCGAGAGGTAGTAGTTGTTGAAGGCCCGTTCGATGCGATGAAGGTTCACCAGGCGGGGTTCCCGGTCGTTGCCACGATGATGGGAGGACTTTCTGACAGGCAGAAACGGTTGCTACTCAAACACTTCGACACGATTGTCATATTCACCGATAACGATGAGGCCGGGCGTAGGCTGGGCAAGCTCGTAGAGGACTCCTGCGCAGGTAAACGTATATATTGGGTCCCCTACCTGTACCCCGTAAAGGACCCCGGCGAGATGGATGATGAACAGATACGCGACTGCATCTCGAAAAAGACCCCCGCTTTCCTACTCAGGATGGGCAGGTATGGTAAGATGGGTACAAATCCCGAAAGGAGTGATATTGGATATGTCGAAGGGCACATTGACAGGGCTAAAGGCTCTGAAGAAGCTAGCTGAGACAGGCTCAGAGAGACAGGATTCCTTCCTGAAGCTCAAAGACGGACAGTCTGTAACGATAAGGTTCCTACAGGAACTAGATGAAAGTGGGAAGTATTACGACGAATCACGTGGACTCGCTGTGACGGTGTTCGAGCATCTCGATCCCGACAACCCGTCCGTCCGTTTCCTTTGCACCGCAGAGGAGGAGGGTAAGTGCGTAGGATGCGAGCGTGTCGTCGTCTCGAACAGGTGGAAGCGGCGCTCTAGGATATTCATCAACGCATGGGTGGAAGAACTCCAAGCCACGAGGATCGTTGCGAGCGGGTTCTCGCCCAAGGGTATCGGCGGAGCACTCATCGAGTATGCAGAGGACTTCAAGACCCTCTGCGACCGGAACTATAAGCTTAAGCGGAACGGAGAGGGGTTGAAGACGACGTACACCCTCCTTCCCCGCGAGGTATCCCAGTTCGATGTGGCCTCCAAGCCGATTATCGATCTGTCGCAGTTCACCAAGTACCGCACTTATGACGAGTGCCTCGCTATGGTGCAGGGCCAGAAGCAAGGAGATTCCTCTGGTTGGTAATCTGCGTCGATATCGACGGGGTACTTGGTGATCTAGCCACTCCAGTGGGGGGTGAGCTCCTGAAGGCTCATGGGGTTCACCTCCCACCGGAGGTTTCGTGGGAGGACTTACGGGATTTCCTCGCAGCGAACAACATCGGTCATAACTGGATTAGGAAGTTGTTATCTGATGAGTGGTTCTGGGCAAGGGTGCCCCCGTTCACAGAAAATATCGAGGCGGTACGGGCGTGGATAGATGCTGGATATGATGTTCACATACTCACTTCGCGGCCGCAATCAAGCATGATCCCGACGAGAGCATGGCTGGCCAAGAACGGGGTGATGACCACGAAGGTCGCCTTCTATCCAGCCATGAAGAAGTACGAATATATGCAGAAAGTAGAAGCGGATTTCATCGTGGAGGACCTTTTCTACGAGGCATATAAGTGCTCTGCTTTCGGATTCAGGAGTTATGTCGTCAGAAGGCCATACAACGTGGCATTCGAAGAACGCATAATCAATAAACTATGTTCCTTCATAGACACTTTGTGGGACATAGACCTGAACGAGGTGCGAGATGAGTGACATCAACGAAGATCTCTATTATCTGGGTCTAGCGAAATACGTTTCGCAGAGGGGGACATGCCCGGCCAAAAAAGTTGGTGCTGTCTTGGTGGACAAGGGAAGAGGGGTCGTCCTCTCTGTGGGGGCTAACGGCGCTCCCGAAGGAACGGCTTTATGTGGGGAAGAATGTGCCACTAGAGAGGTCGGCGAGAATTCGAAAACCTGTAGGGCGATACATGCGGAAGTTATGGCTATCATCAATGCGGCTCGACTCAGTGTCTCCGTAGAGGGTGCTTCCGTGTATGTGACTATATCTCCTTGCCAATCATGTGCGAGGATACTTGTCCAGTCGGGGATAAAGGAAGTTGTCGCATCTGCACATTCACCATATACGAAAGCGCTCGATCTCCTTTCAGAAGCTGGAGTTAAGGTCCGTATACTTTCTGGGGTTAGCGTGCCGAAGTTGCGGGTAATCCCCGTCACTCAAATAGTGGAAGAATGATAAAAACAGTGCCATACGTAGAGGCAGTGAAGATAAAGCCACCGATATGGACGAGTGACGAGAGGTGGTGCTCCTGTCTCGTATGTGGCCGATTCACTGGGATTGCGATGGTAAAGCTGTGCGGCAGGATAGATTGCGAGAACATCTATTGGGAGAAGGGATCAGATGAGTGATTTCGTCCATCTGCACGTTCATACCATGGGGTCGTTACTCGATGGCTTCGCAACGCCAGAAGAGGTCGCCGCACGTGCTAGTACCCTTGAACAGCCAGCAGTCGCCATCACTGATCATGGGTCATTGGCTTGCACTGTAAAGTTCTACGAGGAGTGTCGTAAATACGGTGTCAAGCCGATTATAGGTGTCGAGGCGTATCTCGCCGATGACATGTCTTCGCGTAACAAAGAAGATACCATCTACCATATCGGCCTTTTAGCGAAGAACAACGAGGGGCTCAAGAAACTTTTCCGTATATCCGAGGCAGCATGGAACATCGGATTCTATAAAAAACCTCGTGTTGACTTGGAATTCTTGTCATCACTCTCTTCAGGCAAAGAATCAGACTTGGTGGTTTTAACCGGATGCGTGGATGGGATTTTGAGTCGATCTCTTGCAGGAGATACGCCATATACCCCACAGGATGTAATCGAGAAACTGTCCTTATTCGAGTATCTATTCGTAGAGGTACAGCCGTGGAACCCGCCTGAGCTGAATGAAGCATTACTTGCGGTAGCTGATTCTAACGGGCTGCAAGTAGTTGTTACAGCTGATGCGCACTACGCTGACAAAGACGATAAGGTGGCTGCTGAGGTCGGGCTGCTTCTCTCCCAGGTGTCTTCTTTCAAGGATAGTGACAGGGAAAGAGCGATGGGGTTATTCACGGAGTCTCGCAGGTACGACCTTATGGAGAGGATAAACTTCTTGTGGCCCAACCGCAGGTTGCGGTTCGATAAATATGACAACTACCTGTTGTCTAGGGTAGAGATTGAAAAATTCATGGTCGATATGGGCATCGATAGGACAGATATCTACGACAATACCGTTGCGATAGCCAATCTCTGTGACGTTGAACTAACTCTGGGCGGGAACAATCTGCCGCGATTCTCTAAGATGACCGACTCGGCTGAGTTCCTGAAAGAGGTTGTGTGGGAACGATTCGAGAAGTTGGGACTTGGTGAAGAGTACGTATCAAGGTTGGAAGATGAGCTGGACATCGTTATCAAATCCGGATTCGCAGACTATTTCTTGATCATCTGGGATATGGTGCATGCAAGTAAGACGAACGGCATCATGGTTGGGCCTGGACGCGGTTCTGTCGGCGGCTCACTTCTCGCATATGTCCTAGGCATCACCGAGGTCGATCCTATAAAGTTCAACCTGATCTTCTGGAGGTTCCTGAATCTTGAAATCCAATATGACCCGAAATTTAGAGAGATTAAGCTTTCTCGAACTTCTTGACCTGGTTAAGAAGTCAGACAGAACCGTGCTTGACCCGAAATGGGTCGAGGATGAGTTGTTCGCAATACGGGTTCTCGGCGGAGCAGAGGCGATGTTGCGATTGCTGCGGTCTGGGAAGAAATACACGAACGACTCAGGATCGTCCGTCGCGTATCTCATCGGGATAACCGACTACGCACCGACCGGGCCAGCGGCAATCATCAACCAGGGAAGGATCGAGCCTCCAGATATCGACCTAGACTTCGAAGATGCTAGGCGGGATGAAGTTAAAGAATACCTCCGGCGTCGGTGGAAGAACGTAACGAACATATCCGTGTTTACGAAGTTCTCGTCAAGGAACCTCGTGAGGGACATCTCCAGGGCATTCGCCGTCCCGATGGATGATGTAAACAGGGTATGCAAGCAGTTCGAGGATATCGATACGTTCCTCTATTCTAACGATACGAAGTGGTTCAGGGATAAATACAGCGAAGTTGTCCATCTCGTTAAACGATTCGAGGGTAGATGGCGGCAGAGCGGTGTCCATGCGGCCGGCGTCGTGGTGGCCGGGAAAGTGCTGACCGATATCCTGCCTTTGGAGTCTCGAGCCCAACATGGACGTGAGCGAGTTCCTTGCGCTGCATACGATATGGAGGATTGCGCCAAGGTCGGCCTCATCAAGATGGACATCCTCAGCTTGGAGATCCTTACCTGTATAAGGGAATGCCTCGACAAGATCAAGGAGCGGCACGGCATCGAGGTAAACCTTCAGGAGATACCTCTTGATGACGAGACGGTGTTCAGGGAGCTATCGGAAGGTCATACCGTAGGCGTATTCCAAGCCGAAGCCGCCCCTCTTACGAAACTCATGAAAGAGATGGGGGTCGACTCGTTCGCTGACATCGTTCTAGCGACTTCACTGGTAAGGCCAGGAGCACTCCTCACGGTGGGGGATTCGTGCATACGAAGGAAGAAGGGGCTCGAGGAGATCACCGAGATACACCCGATACTGACAGAGATCACGAAAGATACGTACAACCTCTTCATATTCCAGGAGCAACTCATAGAAGCACTCGTTAAGGTGGGCGGATTCTCCTGGTCGGATGCAGATAAAGTCAGGAAGATCATCGGCAAGAAACAGGACCCAGAAGAATTCAAGAAGTACGAAAAGAGATGGCTCGAATCTGCTTCGAAGATACTCGGAAAGACTACAGCCAAGAAACTATGGTCCGACTTCGAGAAGTTCTCAGGCTACGCCTTCAATAAGGCACATGCTACCGCATATTCGTTGATAACTTACCGGTGCATGTGGTTGAAAGCACACTTCCCAGTGGAATACATGTATGCATTGTTCAAACATGAAACGAAGAGGGAAAAACTCACCACTTATTACATGGAGGCGAAGCGTCTCGGCATAGAGCTATTGCCACCAGACGTGAATAAGTCGGACATGTCCTTCTCCCTGGAAGGAGATTCCATACGTTATGGATTGATGAATATCAAGGGGGTCGGCGCTGTCGCCGCAGAAGAGATCATCGCTAATCGACCTTATCGGTCTGTCGATGACTTCATCGCAAAGGTCTCCAAGAGGAAATGCACATCGGCGGTTGTCGCTCGTCTGCAAGAGGCCGGAGCGTTCTCGGAGATAGGGCATCCTGGTGATGAACGCAAGGCCTATGAACTGCTCGGCATCGTAGACCTAGATGAGCTAGACATCCCCTTCGAAACCATCGGTATCGGCGATATCGATGGGGCTGGGCTCGTGAAAGCGATTGTCAAAGAAGTGAAGAAGTATTCCGACAACACCAGGATAACCATAGAAGATCAGTCTGGGTCGATGACGGTATACGTCGACTCCGGTGTCGTCGATGAGGATGCAGTCATCATCGGTTTGGTTTGCGGCAACAGGCTGGCCGGCTTCACTTATCTTGCTGACTACCAACAGAGGAAACGGGCCGGGCTGCCCCTCACCCCATTCGAACGACTCTGTGAAGGGGATATCTTCTCAGAGGACGAGAAAGAGTTGTATAATCACGGTATCGGGAAACTCACCGACGCAAAAGCGCTGGTCGTCCCCTTGTCGGTGAGGACATTCAAAACCAGGAAGGGTGAGTACATGGCCAGGGTCATAGTGACCGATGGAGAAAACGTAGAAGATATAGTGATATTTCCAAGCCAATACAAGAAGGTAGCCGCTTGGCTACAGCCGTATACGAAGATATGTATCAAGACCACCAGAACGGATAGCGGAGACCTCACCCTTGCTGATGATGGCCTTATCCTGGCCTCCAGGATTCTCGAGCTGAAGAGGGGGCAGGATGGGCGAACTTAGATTGGAAGAACTCATCAACCAGGTCAACGAGATAAACAGGAAGTTCGGCCAGAAGGTCATCGGTACCGGATCTGAATACAGCATACCCGCAAGAGTGCCAACGGGTTCGCTATCCTTGGACCATGCGTTGGGTGGCGGGTGGCCGGCAGGTAGATTCGTGATGCTTTGGGGGAATAGGTCGAGCGGGAAAAGCACACTCTGTTTGCGCAGCATAGCTGAAGCCCAAAGGGCCGGGATGAGGCGATGCCTCTATATCGACGCAGAGAAAGGGTATGATGCCACTTGGGCGGAGAAGAATGGTGTCGACACAGAGTCATTGTTGGTGATGCGGAAGAACAATCTCGACGACATCCTGTCCGCCACGAAAGATCTACTACAGAACAACATGGTCGATGTTGTAGCACTGGATTCGATAAATGCCATAAATTCACCGAAGTTCTTCGAAGAAGAGAACAACTCTATAGGACAGAACGCACGGGCTGTTGGTGAACTCCTTTCGAAGTGGAACGCCTGGAACCAGGATGCGCTGATAATCCTCATATCCCAGGCCAGGAACAAATTCGCCGGAACGATGGTGTTCGCCGATCACGGAGGAGGGCTTGCGGCAGAACACTTCCCGTCCGTCATCGTGAAACTATTCTCGGGTAAAGACAAAACATCATTCCTATATGAGAAGAAGAATGTTGGCGGCAGGGTCATAGAAGTTAAGATAGGCCAGATGATTAAATGGGAGATAACGAAGTCGAAGGTATCGAACCCATTCTTGTCTGGACAGTTCCCTCTGTATGTAGATGGTAGACGTGATGACTCTATAGAGCTCATCGACTTGGCCTTGAAATGCGGTGTGATTGAAAAGGCTGGTAGTTGGTTCAAGATTGGTGATGAGAAGTTCCATGGCGAAAACGACCTGAGGAAGTTCATACAGGAGAACCAATCAGTATCTGAAGATATCAAAAAGAAGGTGTTTGATGTTGAAGTTCCTCAAGAAGAAGATTGAGCAGGAAAATCCTGAGGAGCAGAAACTACAGGTGCGCAATAAGTTTCAAGCTACTATCCAGTGCGACGGTTGCGAGTATTGGGGCAAGATGGAAGGGGGGGTTCTTGTGGATGACCCTCAAACCGCAGTGTTCATATGCCCCGAATGTGAATCGCTGAAGAAGGTGAAGTGGTTTTAGTGAGCGAGGCATCGGTAGCGAAGAAGATCGGGGCCAGAAAGGTCAAGAACTCGGGGCGTGGTTTGAGGAAGGGCGACATGATCAAAGGCAGGGTTATCTTCGACCTCAAAGAGGCCGAGAAATCTTTTTCATTGAATAAGTCGGTATGGACTAAGGTATGTACTGACGCATCCACGTATGGATGGGAATACGTCCCGGCTTTGTTGGTCGAGTTCAAAGATGGGATGAGACTGGTAGTGATGGATTACGATGATTGGGAGGAAGGATGGCAGACTCGAGGTATCTCGTGAAGAAGGCGGTCGAGCGTCTCGATGCGGTTATCGATTCGCCGATGGTGCCGAAAGAAGAGTTGGTGCCCATGATGAATGAGCTGGCGGCGATAGTTGGGCACCTCTACTTGGCGGCCCATGATGCAGAGAACAAGGAGGAGGCTAGGAAGATAAAGGATCTCATCAAGGGGTTAGAGGGACTTATAGGAACACTGAAGTATCAGTACAGGTCATACACAGATTTCAAGAACTACTGGGCCGGGGAGGCGGAGTGATATTCTTGTGGGTTCTGGTATCTCCGGAAGGGGTTAGGTGCTTCCTGTCAGAAAGCATAGCTATTCATGAGATGAATAATTATGCAGAAAAGTACGGATATGTAGTTTACTCCTCAGGCAGGGAAGATTACCTATACGCCGGACCAGAACCAGGGGAAGAAGTCGCGACCCTACACTACGTGAAAGTAGAGATGTGATATGTCACTTGAAAGAATCCTCAAAAGGCATGATAAGAGATTCGTAACCCATAAATCAGACAAAGTCAGAACAGCTCCGCCAGGAGGTACGGCTGATAGCTTGAAGAAGTCGATTGACTCGTATCTCCTTGAGAGGAATGCTCCGGTCTTCAAGAAACTGAATGGGTTCCACCCCTCTTACAACCAGGTATGCCCAAGATGGTGGTACTTGATGTTCAAGGGGGTCGAGGTGACTCCCAAGACCGATGCGAGGTTGTACCGGATCTTCGATAATGGCCATCTCATGCATGAGCGTATATGCGGTTACCTCAAAGAGATGGGGATATTGGTTGACAGGGAGATACCTGTTAAACTGGACACCCCTGTGCCGATAGTTGGGACTGCAGACGGGATAATCGATTGGGACGGATATAAGCTCATCGAGTTGAAAAGTATATCCCCAGAGGGCTTCCAGTTCAGGAAATACTACAACAAGCCCAAGCCCGAACATAACGCACAAGCTCAGGTGTATCTTCGAGCTCTCAATCTCGAGAAGGGGTTCATCATCTACGAATCGAAGGGGAGCCAGGAACTCCTGATATTCGAGATTGAGCGCGATGATTCTGAGTTCGAAAAAAAGGTTAAGATTTGGTCGAAAGCGTATGACTACATCCAGAGGGATGTCTTGCCCCCTCGGCCGTACAAACGGGATTCGTCTCATTGCTCAGAGTGCGATCTTGAGAAATATTGCTGGGAGGTGTTGCCAGATAGTGACCAGAAAGATAGTGATACGTGATGAGATCATCACTTGCGCATTACCAGAGTGCGGAAAGAAGTTCAAGAAACGTTCACATAACAGCAAATACTGTTCTCAGGAATGTTGTCGTGTTGCAACCAATAGGAAAATCCTACAGAGATATCACGAGAACAAGAAACGTCCGAAACCTGGTCGGACATGCAGAACCGATGGATGCGGGACCATCCTCTCTGTTTACAACAAGAGCGAGTACTGCTACAGATGCGCTGAGGATATAGGGTTGTTATGAGTGCTGAAGATGAGGCGGAGAAGATCTTAGCGATGCGGGTCTTCGTCCGCACCATCATGAGGATGCGCTTCGGGTCGCACTCCTTCCGTTTCGATGATTGGTGGTGCGATCTTTGCAAGACAACCATCGGCGCATCTTCGGTTAGGGGGGACAGCGTGAAGTATTACAGGAAAGTGATATGCCACTATAAATACGTCCATAACGAGCAATTCGCTTTGGCCCTCTTGGTGAACGCATGAAGAGAGCGGTTCAATCGGTGGCGAAGAGGTACGATAGGGTCATCGGTATCGATGTCTCGACGAAACTCATAGCTGTGGCTGTAGTTGATCGTGGCGAGCCACTTGCTCTCGTGTCTGTGGGTCTACCGAAGGGAGATATCCACTTGAGACTTTCGCATGCCAGGAAATGGTTCTCGAGCGTCCTCGATGTGTATAAGCCGGGAGCTTGTTACATCGAGGCACCAATCTTGGTCCAAAATCCGCTCGCCACGAAGCATCTCGCCTACATGGTCGGCATCCTCTTCGGTGAATGCCTCGAACGAGGCATAGAAACAGCAGACGTGCCCCCTATGGAGTGGAAAAGCCATATCGGGTATCGGGCTATATCGAAGCAGGAGCGCGAGAGGGTGCTGTCGGAGTATGGGGAGACTGAGGGGCGGAAGGAGTTGCGCAAGATTAGGAAAGCGCAGGTGCAGGAGAAACTGAAGGATATGTATCCCATGTTCGCTAAACAGCTCGAATCGGACGACTTGGCCGATGCTCTAGGTATCGCATTGTACTGTTGGGAGAAACTAGGCAAACACAACTAGTCAAAAAACGGGGAATGAACTAAAATGGAGGACGTGGAGCACAAGGTGCCAGACAAGGTAACGGTCCCGAACACCATAAAGATCGGGCCGTATAGGTATCAAGTTAAGGTGACTTCGCTCGACCCATTCGGTACTGGGGACACCAACTACGGGATCACGCAGCGAGAACACCAGGTGATCCTGCTTGAGGAAGAACAGGCTGATGATGCCATGGCTGACTCGCTGCTGCATGAGGTGTTGCACGCAATCATTTTCGTGTCTGGTTATAACGATATGAACAATGATGAAGAGGAGGAGCTGGTAGCACGCATATCGCCATTCCTCCTCAGTGTTATCAGGGAAAACAGGGCATTGATAAGGTTCCTGATAGGTAGGTGATTCAACTTGAAGATTTATGAAGATAGAGATTGGCTGTTCGAACAGTATGTGAAGCAGGGCAGGACGGCGAAAGATATAGCTGATGATGTAGGCGTCACAGAGATGACGATATATAACTGGCTCAAGAAGTTCGATCTTTTGAGATACAAAGGGAAAGGAAGAAGTCTTGGCCGAAGAGTAATCAAAAGGGATTGGTAAACGAGGCATTCCTGAGGGGGTGCCGACTTGGAAACTCTCATTTCGGATGTGATTGGAAACGAGATTCGGACACAGGAAGCAGATCGAGGATAGGATTTTGGGGTTCATACCGTGGTCACAGGTCTACGTTGAGCCGTTAGGTGGTGTGGATTCTTTGTTCTTCCGGATGAAACCGCGTCCGGTCGAGGCGTTCAACGACGTAGACGGGTGGCTCATAGATTTGGTTCGATCGCTGCAAAATCCCGAGTCAGAGGTGGTCTTCCGTCAGCACTTGATCTCTGGCGGATACGATACTCATGACCTCGACATCAATCGGTCACTTGAGATATTCAGGTTCCAAACTGGCGGTGTATCGTTGCCGTCATTCGATGACTGGCGAAGGATCTACGCCTTGGATAGAACCACCGTTGTTTCTATCGAGATGTTCAGCAGATGGTTCGACATCATCTCTCGCGTGCAGGTTGATTCTCGTCCGATACTTGATGTTATTGCTTATTGGGATGGTGATGATACGACTCAGTACGTGAATATACCATGCGGTAGAACCTGCGATGAGTATCTGTTGAGAGCCATCATGTCGTGCAAAGGTAAGATCGTCATGTCGACTTGTTGTGACGGCAACGATTACGAAGACCTCTTAAGTGCTGGCTGGGTGAAGGTCGGCCTCAACGAGCGGGTGAACATCTACCGCAATCCGAGGGCCGTCGAAGATGGTTGATGTGAACGCTGCATTCGGATCGAAATGGTTCAAGGAGCAGAGATTGCCCGGTCCAGTCCTCTGGTACGGCGGGAAAGGCTCCTGGAACTTGCCCAGGATATTGAAAGTCCTCCCCATCACCGGCACATACGTGGAACCTTACGGCGGTGCAGCATCAGTGCTCCTTTCTAAGGATCGCTCTGATCTCGAAGTGTACAGTGATCTCGACTGGCGGATAGTGAACTTGCTCAAAGCCATCCAAGACCCGGATCGTTTCAGACTCTTATACCACAGGGTTTTCTACACCCTCTATTCGAGGAGCGAGTTCATCCGTGGTCTGGAGATCATGAAAGACCCATCGGCAAGTGATGACGATAAGGCATGGGCTTTCTTCGTGATCCAGAACCAGGGGTACGGGGGGATATCGCACCTACCGGGCCATTGGGGGCGCGCTTTCACGGACGACAAAGGTGTAGCGAAGAAGGTAAGGACGTATACGATACGGATAGACAGACTCCCTCGTCAGCACGAGAGGTTGCAAGGGGTCGAGATATTGAACATGGACGCCATCGAGGTGATGCTCGAATACGATAGTGACGATACGACCGTATTCCTGGACCCTCCATATGTCCCAGACACGAGAGTCAATAAGAAAGTCTATCATATAGATCAACCGATAGAACACCACGAACTCCTGGTGGACACCATATTGAAACTCAGGTCGGCCGTCGTGCTCATCGGATACGAGCATCCCGTCTATACCCCACTTGAAGATGCTGGGTGGGAGAAGATACCGTTCAAGTCTTATGCGAGTGCAGCGGCGAGGAACCGTGGCACGAAAACCGTTGGCAGGGGTGCTCTGCTCAAGCACGCCTCTCGGATAGAGACGATATGGAGGAACCCGAGGGCTGTAGAGTTGAAGCCATTGACATAACCACACTTCATATGGGAATATTCAAACGATGGGTGCCAAATCTTCTCTCGATAAGATGAACGACTTCGAAAGGGCCGAGAAGGTCTACATGATTGCCAGGCTTTACATGCAGGGCAAGCCGAAGGTGTCGATAGCCAAGGAACTTGATATCCCGCTTACCACCGTGGAGAAGGCCATCAAAGAGTGGGATGAATACATATCGATGCGCGCAGAAGCCGACCCCGACATCATGGAGAAGTTCACCGAGAACGTCTTCAGGTTCGATGAAGAGATAAGGATGATCAATGAGCAGGCATGGGAAGTCGTGAGGTTGGCTGAAGAGAACGGCGCCATGTCAACGAAGCTCCAGGCTCTTCGTCTGGCGAAAGACCTCATGGAAACCAAGGCTCGGCTCTTCCAGCTTATGTCTCCGCGACTCGAATCCGGGTACATCGAGCGGACCAAGAAGGTTGAGCGCGTTAACTCGATTTTGTCGGAGATAATCAGGACTACCATAAGTAACTGCCCGAGATGCTCTGACCTCGCCTGGTCGCAGCTGCAGGATGCCTGGCGTAACCAACCAGAGCTTAGCGACGGAGAAGTGACTAGATAAATGGCCATGCGTAGGTTCGGCGGGAACATAACGCTTGAAGACTTCAGGTCTCTGCTCCAGAAGGAGGAGTTCGAGGAAGAGCCGGTCGATCTGCATCGGTTCGTGACGGACCCGTATTTCCTAGGTCTTAAGCCACTGTCTCCTGTACAGGAACAGATTGCGTCGAAGATGACCCAGATCTTCCTTCCCCACACACTAGAGAAGATGCATGGGAAGGAGAAAGCTCAACAGATCTGGGAGTCCACGGTAAATGAGGTTATATGTCAGATCGGTAAAGGTGGGGGGAAAGATTGGACCCTTCGTATAGCATTCGCCAGGATCATCTACCTGATGCATTGCCTGAGGGACCCACTTGACTATTACGGTATCGGTCATGGGGAGTACATCGACCTACTGAACATCGCCCTGAACTCCGAGCAGGCACAACGGGTCTTCTTCGACCCACTGAAGAACTTGCTCATCGCCAGCCCGTACTTCCAGAAGAAGGGGTTCATCCCGATGAGCAAGAAGATAGAGTTCATGGAGCGACCCATCAGGTGTTTCTCTGGCCACTCTGAGGCTGAGGGGTGGGAGGGGTATAACCTGATTGCGGTTACGTTGGACGAGATTTCCGCATTCAAAACTCAGGATGACTCTGCCCACACCCAAGAATCCATGAAGTTTTCTGCTAAGGCTATCTACGACATGGCGAGGCTGTCGGTCATCTCGCGTTTCCCCCAGGTTGGAAAGGTTGCGCTGCTTTCGTTCCCTCGGTATGAGAACGACTTCATCCAGCAACGGTACGATGGGGTGATAGAGAGGAAGATCACGAGGAAGGTGACGAAGGATCTCGGCCCGATAACGATATGGTGGGAAGATGATGAGATCCTCGAGTATCGAGAACCGAGGGTATGGGCTATAAAGTGCCCCACTTTCGTATCCAATCCCACCAAGAAACCAGAAGACTTCACCTCTGACTTCATACGTGACCCGGTGAATGCGAACGCACGCATCCTTTGCCGGCCACCGAAGATGGCGGAAGCGTATTTCCGCGATCCAGGTAGGGTCATGGCCTGCTTCCATAAACATGATGAATCTTGTACGGATAAGTATTGCGTCCGGTCGCCGTTCGACGAGGAAGGGCGTCTGCCCCCTACGTTCCGGGATAAAGATGACGGCGCAGCGCCGAGGTTCATCCATATCGACCTCGGTCTTAACCGCGACAGGTCTGCACTGTGTATGGTTCACTGCGAAGGGTTCAGGAAAAGCGAAACGGATGGACAGATAATGCCTGTGATACGGATGGACCTCATCAAGTATTGGGAGGCTCCTCCGAACGGCGAGATAGACTTCAACGACGTTCGCAGATTCGTGTTCATGCTGAACGACAGGTTCAACGTGGCGATGGTGACGATGGACAGGTGGCAGAGCGTCGATACGAAGAACATCTTCATGAACAAAGGCATCTATACGGAATTCATGGTGGTGAAGAAAGACCACTACGATACGCTTTCCACCTCCATCTACGATGGGCGTCTTCGTGCGTATTACCACCCCATCCTCGTCGATCAGGAACTCCTGAAGTTGCAACTCATCAGAGGGAACAAGGTCGATCACCCAAGGAAGGGGTTCAAGGACGGAGCTGACTCCTTAGCTGGCGCTGTGTATACCTGCACCGTGAATACTCCGGTCGAGGAGGTCATCGATATCGACATCTTCGGGACTCCGCAGCCTGTCAAACGGGACGAAGAGGAAAAGCGAGAGGAACACGTCCAGGAGAAAGAGATGCCGGACGACATAGAAGAGTATCTCAGCGGAATGGGGTTAATCTGAATTGGCACCGAAGTGGATGGAGAAAGCATTATGCGCAGAACTTGACATACCGCTGAATCACTTCTTCGATGATTACCTCAGATCATTGGAGGTGTTCAATCAGGTAAACGACTTATGTATGGAGTGTCAGGTTAGGGATATATGTTTCCGTTATGGAGAAACGACGAAGTCGACCGGCGTTTGGGGGGGTAAGTGGCTCTCGTTCGGCCAGGTGGTACAAATAGAACTCGATTATGGAGATGGAGATGCCGAAGAAATCTAAAGGAACCGTATTGATGTGTACGAAGTGCGGTGGTACCGTTACGATGTATATCAGGTATAAAGGGGCCTGGTGTTCACGTCCTGGTTGTGTAGATCGTAAGGGGTATATGCAGCCGATGGTAGAAGTCGAAAAGAAACCTAGTGGAAAGAAAGATGATACTGTGGGTCTATCCGGTACCCGAAATCGTACCCTAGGTCGAAGGATGGGGGGCAATAACGATGTATGAGTACCCTGAGTACAGCGGGTCATCCAGCACGAGCACGTATTACAACTACCCATATTCTACATATTCGTACACATCAACTCCAACATACCCGCCTCAGAATACATATTCATATTCTGAATATTCGATGGTGCTGCAGAAACTCCAAGAGGTGTTGAGTAGGCTAGATATCCTCGAGAAGTCGTTCATCGACATGTCCAGACTGATCTGGGACATGGCTTCGGAGGATTGCATATCAGGTGGTGATTGTGGAAGTTGTCTCCCGTGTCGGGCTCGTGAGGCTATGTCTGACGTGGTTTTCGCTAAGATGATCGATGGGCTGAAAAGTTGACAAAAAATCTTTGTCATAGATAATATCTCTTGATGATATGGCCAGAACGAGATGCTACATGTGCGGAGAAGTTAAGTTCAACGCCTACTTCTACCGCCGTAAAGATAGGAAGGCCGTTCATCAACCATGTCGTTCATGCGCTAAGAAGCTTGCAAGGGAACGATATCGGAAAAAGAAAGGGGGAGGTGAAGATATAGATGGCTAACGTAGTCGCATTCAACGCCCAGGAGGCCGGCGATGTCCTGTGGTGGAAACCACTTGGTTCCGATACCGCTGTCGTATACAAGTACGTGTGCCCGGTAGACTCTCACAAGGTTCTCGCTGCGGTACGACTCGGTTACGACTCTTCCGGCGCTCAGGTTGATACCGCTAAGTGCCCCGTCCATGACGTTGCCCTCACCGGGGAGACGGCGGTCGCTCTATAACCGTCGATAGCGCCAGATCGGTTACGGCGAGGCATACCTCTTTATATGGGGTAGCCTCGCCGCCGATTTTAATAACGAGATCAAGTGCGCCAAATGGTCTTGATTGCTTGCTATGATGGGTGGTGTGTTGGATGCCATGAAAGGAGGAAGGGTGCCAGAGCAAGACATCATCCCTATCGACCCGGAGCATCTGCCGGACCGGAAGACCAGGCGGCGTAGGTCCGCTCAGGTGGAGCGGCTCGTGAAGATCCTCGTCGATTCGGCAGATAGTGGGTCATGGTACTGCGTGCCAGAAGTCGCACCTGAGAAGAAATCTGCCTGGATGGGGAAGATCGGCTACGCGGCGAGGATTGCCGGCAGAGAGGTTGAATCGTTCTACGTGCATCCCGACAACGCCGGCAAATATACCCCTGGTTTGTACTTCAGGGGACACCATGTGGGGGATGCTCCTCCGCGTGGTCGCCGCAAGAAGGTTTCAGAGTTCGAATTGAAGAAGTTTTCAGAGATTTGATGGGAGTGATCATGACTGAGAAGAAGTTCAGCAGCCTGATCATCAAGAATCCGCCGAGGGGGATTCCTGAGCAACATAAGGCCATCATCGACGAGTACTTCTCTGATGAGTACGCATCGATGGGTGATATCGCAAAGAAGTATGGTGTTAGTCGTCAGCGTATCCAGCAGATTATCAGTAAGTATGGATACACAGGTAAGAAATATATCCCGTCGAAGTCTTATCGGAAGCAGCTGCCCTATAAGGATAAAATCATCGAGATGGGCAAGCAGGGCGCTTCGATAAGGAAGATTGCCGAAGATACAGGAGCGACGACAAGTTTCGTCATCAAAATCCTACATGAGAATGGCATCTTCGCTCCTGGATGGGCGGGGAGGAAAGAGAAGACCAGGAAGCGGTACGAGGAGATGTACCTCTATGCCAAGCAGAACCCCGACGAGCCGCTCCATAAAATCGCGCAGAAGTTCGGTGTGTCTTACCAGACGGTAGTTCGTGCTCTCCGCATGCATGGGTACTATAGGATGAAGGTTAAGGGATGATAATGAGATATGTATCCTAGGAGGTTTTACAGGAGAACGAAGTCTGGGCGGGCGTTGAAATACCCGGAGAACACCATCGCATCTTGCCGTTGGTGTGGAACGTATTTCATCGAATACCCGCATAAGAAGGACTATTGCTCGAAGAAATGTAAATCTTTAGTTGAGAACATGGGAGAGGTAAGTCACCTGTTGGTAAGGAAGAAGAAGAAAAAGTAGAGAATGATTAGGTTCCCCGAAGTCCATGTTCGGCTGTCTGGAGAGGATGGTAATGCCTTCTCCATCCTCAGTCGTGTTCAGCGCGAGATGCGTAGGGCTGGTATCCCGGAGGAGGTGATTGAACAGTTCATCGATGAGGCAACCTCTGGCGACTATGATCATCTTGTCGCTACGTGCATGAGATGGGTTGATGTCGAGTAGGGTTATCGGTGGTAGACAGGCTCTGTCGCGTGGTGTATCCTGTTCGCAAGGGTTGAGAGGAAAGGAGCGGTGAGATGGCGAAGACCAAGCTTCGCAAGGTGCCAGATCTGGCGAACGATTACCTGAAGTGCCGTATGGTCGGTCATGCTTGGGAGCCCGTTTCTGTCTACGTCGAGAGAGACGGCGGGCGCAAGTACTTCCGTGCTGAGTGGCGATGCCTTCGTTGCGATACCCTTAGGAAGGATGGCGTCGCCAACAACGGGGATATCGACAACCGAGGCTACTCCTATGCTTCCGGTTATTGCCTTAAGGACATCGAGAGCCTTGGCGGCAGATTGGCTGTGAACAAGGCCGTTCGGCTTGTCCTGCTTCAGAGATTGGTTGCCGAAGCAAGCAGGCTGTCGTCTGGAGGTGATGAGCGATGAGGACGCGCACTGTCGAAATCCCGCTCTGCGATCTTTGCCCTAACGACGGTATCGTCTTTAGGGTTGTCGCGGTGGCTTCACCGGACATCGAGCCTTTCACTATCGTTCGTTGTCAGAAGCATGTCCAGCGGCTCCGTATCGAATCAGAGGCCGAGCAGGTCGTTACCGGTAACGGCAAGGGCAAGGACAGGGCGTGGCGACGCGAGCAGCTGCTGAGCCTCATCAAGGCCAATCCCGGCCTGCACCCTCGTGAGTACGCCGAGCTTGCCAGGACTACCGGTGCGGCTATCTCAGCCGCAGGGAAGCGCTTGCGGGATATGGGGCTAATCCGTATCGAGGGGTCAAGGACTTCTTCGAGGTACTACCCGGTCGAGGAGAAGAATGGGTGAAGCCGCCCGTCTTTCACGAGCCGAAATCCTCAACTTCTTGATGGGCTATGACGGTGACTTTCAATTCCTGAAAGACCTTAAGTGGCATGTTGAGCACGGGTTTGAACTAACCCGTCGGCAACTTAGAGCTGCTGAGAAGTGCATCAATCTCGAAAGCCAGTGGAGGAATCAGGAAGAAGGCAATGGAAGAGGCGAGTACGCCGACATAGATGAGGGCATCTATATGATGCCCAACGGAAGCGTATTCAAGGTTCAGAAGAACCGCAAGAATGATAAGGTTTATGCGAAGCGACTCATCTTGAACTATGACGGCAATAGGGCTCGCTTTCGATACGAAAGGGGAGCAGTCCTTCAACTGAAGCCAGAATATAAGATGTCATTGGAGGAAGCAAAGGAGTGGGGTATCCTGTATGGTACCTGTTGCGTGTGTGGCGCCACTCTGAGCGACGAGAAGAGCGTGAAAGATGGTATCGGCCCGCAATGCGCCAAACGGGTTATGTGGTCCTTGGGCAAGATTGGGAGTCGATAACACATGACTGTGCGAGTAGATGAATTCCAGATGAATCAGGAGTTGTATAAGGATGATCGGTTCGTCCTTCATGGCCCGATGTGGCAAGGTGAGTGTAATTGGTGTCATGAGATGAGCGATCCATTCGATTGTCCAAAAGATGTTGAAGATTGGCAGAAGGAACATCGTTGCAGTGTAACGATAACTCTTCTAGAAGATAGGACACTCGAATCGGGTTGAATGCCAATGTTCGCCAGGATTTACAAACAACTAGGAGGCAATTAGCGGGGTGCTCTATATCGATACTGTGTTCT